TCAATTTTTCTACTCATTTTTTCTTTTTAGGATTATTAAACAGTTCATGTTCAGTTAAAACTCTAAATCCTACTCCTTGACGTTCTGCAAATACTTTTGCGGCTTGCCACTTTGCTTCGTTAACTACCGCAGCGGCTTTTTGTGCTGTACCTTTAGCATTACCTAATATTTGTCCTGCTGGTTTAATCTCTATAAACTCTGCTTGCCGTTTACCATTTCTATCTTCGTAAACTACAAAAAAGTCTGGTACATAATTGCTTGCTTTATTTGTTAATGGATTTCTATAAGGTATTCTATGACTTTCACTTGCCCAAGCAATAATATTCGGATGGTCATCACATACTCGCATAAACTTTAATTCCCATCCACTACGATAACGTGGACGATGTTTACCAATATATTTGCTTGGGTTTTTGAGTTTGTATATACCTTGTTGAAACTTTGCTGCCATTATATAGGTATTTATTTAATCCATATCAAAGCCAAATGCACGAAATGTGTCTCTGTATTTTTCAGGATCCCATTTTAGTACAGCTTTTTGTATATTACCTGGATTAGGATCAGCTATTCCTGCTATAACAGGATTTCCATTTACATCTATTACAGGTTGTCCTAAATCATCTATTACTTGCTGTACTAGTGTACCAGTTGTTGTTGATCCTAAATTTTGTATACTATCTAATCTAACAGCATTACCTACTGCGTCTCTGATAACTTCGCCTGCTGCATTTACCAATACGCCTGCTGCAGCACTTTTAACTGCATTGTACGCTTGTGTAGGTGCATTAACTCCTACTGCTGATGCTCCATTACTTGAATTATCTCCGTCAAAATTAACGTGTTCTGGCTGTAGCTGAAGTTGCCAAAGAACAGGAGCACTATCACTATAGTCTAATCTATCATGTTGAACACTCATAATCATACAGTTATACATATTAATTTCACGTTTAGAGTTTGCTGTATCTCTGCTTATAATTTTAATCTGAGGAAAGAAGTAACGCTCACTAGTTGCAGTTGGTTTTACACCAAATGTTCCATCAAATGCAGGTGTTATTGTATCATATGTTACAATAGTTCTTTCGCTTACTGAATGTCCGTGTCCGTAATGCTGTGCATATGCTTGTAAGAGATTCTGAAACTGATTATCTACCGTATCATAAAATGTAATACCAGCTGAAGTTGGTTCTATCTTAGTATGTAAGTATCTTTGTCTATTATACTGATTAACACTAGTAGTGTTATAACTATAATCAGGTAAGTTTACTCCTTGCACTCGATGAAAAATAAACTTTCGTCCATATGATTCATCGAGCAAAGGAATTGTTTCGTTTACAGTTATTTCAACTGAAAACTGGAATTTTTTGCGAGGGATTTTTGTCATTATAGTGTCGTCGACACCGTAACGCTCTGCCGCTGCATTATAAGGGCCAGTATTAGCAGTTAATCCCATCGCTCATTTACCTCTTACTGAGTGTTACCGCCAGTTGCGTTACTTACTGTTTGGTCCTGATCAGCGCCTGTTAGTGTTGCGTTACCTGCTGCATCATAAATTTCTGCATTATCGTAACGAATTGTTACAGACATTTGAACTTGATCACTAGTTGCATATGCCATATCGCCATACTGAATATTACTAATGTAGCAACCTGCTAGTTCAAACTTGTCTAGTACGCCTGGTGTTGGGTTTGCACCATCTAGTGTTTCAACTACTGTTTGGAACTTGTATGATGCGCCTGCACGTGGTGCACTTTGGTTTGCATGATCAACTTGTCTGTTAAGTTGATTGTTTAATTCTCTTAATACTGCACTGTCTACATCGTCACGTAATGTAACTGTTACTGGTTCCCATGTATGTTTACCAGCAAGATAAATTCTACTGTTATACATGTCTAGTGGAATCTCATCGTGTGTTAGTGCTGGGCGTGTTACTGTCATTACACTGCGTGTTGGTGTTGCTGAAAAGCCATCGCCGATAAATGTTACACGAAAACGATATTGTAGTTTTGGCATAATTGTTGTGGTGTTACCTGCATTATCTGGTACACCAAGTGTTGTTAAAACTGCCATAATTAATTCTCCTCTAATACTGGCTCTGTATGTATATTTATATATTTTTGACAAAAAAAATGGACGCCCAAAAGCGTCCATTAAGTATTAAGTTAATTTTTTTATTATATTTGTGCTGAAAGTGTGCCTGTATTTACAATTCTAATTGGAATGTAAATAAATTCTGCAACTTTAGCTGGTTCGATCGCAACATCAATGTATAGTTCGTTACGATCAATTCTTGCTGGTGTGTTGTTTGTTTCATCACATACAACTGCAAAGTCATAAATGCCTCTGCGGCTTAGAATATCTGCTAAGAAACGTTCAAACACTAGTTTTGCTCTATCACGTGTTTGTTGGTCATTGATCTCAAACAAGAATGGGCGAGCAATATGATCAAAACGCTCACGTAAGTAAGCAACTAAACGTGCTACGTTTACACGATCTAATGCACTATCAAATGTATGCAGTGTTTTCTGACCAAATACAACTGTACCTTGTCCAACAAATGTTGTGATTGGGTTTAGTTTATTGTCATACATTGCATCACGCTGTCCTTGTGTAAGTGCAACTGCTTTATATTCGCCTTCGTCTGTAATATAACCAACACTTGATGCGTTTTGTACAACACCACGTGTTAAGCCTGCTGGTGCAAACCACTGGAATGATACGTTGTCATTATATGCATATGTGTATAGTGCCATATGTGAAGGAGGAACAACAACTGTTTTACCGTTTACTGGTTCAGTTCCTGCGCCTGCCGGATAGTATGCTGCACTATATGTGTTGTTTGTTACTAGTCCATCTTCGCCGTTTTCGCTTGCAATTAATTGGTTTTGTACCCAATTTACTGCTTCAGTTGGATTTTTACGCATCGGAGTATCAATAATGATAAATCCTGTTTCGCCTCTGTCACTGTTTAGTGCTACTAGTTCGTCTGTTAATTCAGGGAAATTAGGTGCTGCTAACAATGTAAATGTGTTTGAAGGATCACGTAAATCTTCACCTGTTGCTACTGCTTGCATTTTTGCTGCAATATATTTGTGCTGTGCAAAACGTCCAAATGCGCCTGAGCCGTCTGCATGATTTGCTACTGCGTTTCTCCATGCACCTGCTGTTGCGTCATATTCACGTACTGTGTTTTTACTTTGACCCATGTTAACAACTACCATACCATCCGGGAATACTAGTGGATCTGGACCACCTGTAATAACAGTTGCAGCACCGCCGTTGCTTGTGTCACCTGCTGTATCAGTTACGTTTGCAAATAATACACCACGGTTTGTTGTTTGATCTGTATTATCATGTGATACCCAATCGCCAACTGATGTATTGTATACACGAACATCTGGATATGCTCTTTCGTTTGGTTGATTTGTATCTGCTAATGCTGTATTGATCCAAATATCACCGCCTGCTGGTGCACTTGGTGCATTTGATCCATATGTTACACTTGATGCTGGAACAAAAGTATTGCTAGATACAACATAAATGTCTAGTCCGTTTAATTCATCGTTAAACCATACTTGTCCATCTGTTGCTGTAGCAGTTGGATATGCAACACTTGCTTTTAGTGTACTTAATGCATTTACATCACTGTCTGCATCTAACTCGCTAATTTTAATAATATTACCTGCTGTATCTAAAACAAGTTTACCTTCTTGTGTTGAACTTGCTGTTAATGCAGTACTACTACTACCATTTTGCGGAATGTAACCTGTTACACTTGTACCTGTTCCGACACCTAAAACGTCACGTTGTGTCCATCCTGTTGTTTCATATTCGTAAACAACTAAATCAATACCATTACCTGGAGTTGTTGTTTTGATCCATACATCAACTGGGTTTGAACTTGTAGTTGAAGTAATTGTTGCAACATCAAATGTTAAGTCTGCTGCACCACCTGTTCCAAGATCGCCATCTAGGATTGTAATTGTTTGGCCTACAGTAAAACCACTACCGCCATTATCAACTGTTACAGTTGCGGCACCTGTACCGTCTACAACAATTGTAAATGATGCTGTACCAGATGTTACATTGTATGTACCTGGTGCACGTGAAATATCCGCTGCTCCAATATTATTAACAGTATCAATGATTCCACTTGTTGTGGTTGCACCAACTGCCGCTGGTGTATTGTAGTGTGGAGCAAATGTTGCACTACCTGCAACTGCTACCCACGCAGAACCTGATTCTCTGTAATATTCAATTGTGTTTGATGATGTACTAACTACAACATGGTATCCACCTGTTACGACACTTGCTGTTGGGGCAGTACCTGCTACACCTGATATTACTTCAACACTTGGTATTTTATTGACCCATGTGTCTGTTGTATCATTATATTCATGAATACCATATTTACTTGCATCAGTGTCTAGCCAATGTGTGTTTGTTGTTGACCATGTTGCTACTGGTTCTGTAGTGGCATGATCTAGTTGTGCAAGATCTAAATCTGCACGAACAATGTATGCAGTATTACCTTGGCCTAAATAACTGTATGCAGCCATTAATCCGTATTCACTTGTTTCACTACCTTGAATTACAACATCTGTACTATTTGTTGTAAAAATAGGATTTCCAAAAAATTGTGTTACTTCTCTTTGTGATGTAACACGAACAACTTCTCCTGCATGTGCACTTTTTGTATATTTTGCAATACCATCAGACGCACTTCCTGTAGGATCTGTTTTATTCTCTCTTGTAGCAAGTATAATTAGTGGACTTGTGCCGGCACCTGGAGCGCCGTATGCACTTTCGTCGGTAATTTGTACTTCTACACCTGGGGATACTAAAGCCATTATATTTCTCCTCTGGGTTCGTATTTAATAATACTATTTACCAGAAGAACTATATATCAGGGGGAAAACGGAGGTTAACTACGTAGTTAATTAACTAGCACTATAACTATCAATATGTGAAATAAGTGCATGTACATTAAATTCTAAATCCTCTAACGTACCATTATTACAAATTGTATAATCTGCCATCCATTGTTCAAGACTCATTGAGTTTTTATTTTCAGGTGGCAAATGATCACTACGGTCAACCCATATACAATAGTCAAACACACCAGTGTTGCGCATTGCATGAAATTCTTTTTTGTTACGTAGTCCACAGTAGATATCGTATTCTGCAAACATCTCTCTGCCAAGTGTAGCAGGATCAGGAACATTATAATCACAAATAGCATCATACCATTCTTGTCTATGGTTGTGTCTATCAGCATAACATTCTTCTTCGTTAGCATAGCCGTACTTATCTTTTAAGTTGTCATAGATAAACAACTTACTACAAAATTTACTGCTACTTTCAAAAGTATAACCGTACTTGTCTCGCAAAATTTCGCAGACAGTATCTTTGCCATGTCTACCATGACCAATCACTAACAATTTTAATTTCATAGTTATATTATAATAGGATCAGGACCGTTTGTCAACCAATAATTACTCCAAAACCTGCTTGTCCATCGACAAAAGTTTTGAGTTCATCTTCTAGTTTATCAATTGCTGCTTGAGCATCCATGCGAAGCATATCAGCATTTAAACTTGTGCCACCTTGTGGGCCAGCAATAGTGTTAAATTTACCACGTGCTTCTGCTAGCATTAGTTTTGAGTATGCTAGTGCTAGTTCTTTAATCCAGGGCATACTATAAGGATCAGTTAATAGTTCTTCGT